ACATGGAGTACACCCTGCTTCAGGGACTCTCCAAGATCAACTACGACGAAGCGCTCAAGTCCATCACCAGTCTGATCGAGAAGGAGAACTGAGATGCAGCACAACCTGAACGTCGAGGGTGTTCCGGCGAACATCAACCACACCCACAACATCACGCTCGAGGTCCGAGTGGACCAGCAGACCACCAAGAACATCAAGGACATCGCGACGACGGTCATCTTCACCGCGGCCGCAGCAGCCATCCTGAAGTCCTTCGTGGGTACCGGGAGCCGGCTGGTCCTCGACAAGAGCTACGCCAAGCTGTACCCGCCGGTCAAGTGGTGAACGGCGTCTTCGAGGAGATGGAGCCCACCGCGCCTGAGGACCGTGAGATGGTCGACAAGGCGTGGGGGAAGATCTTCGAGCTGGCGAACGTGCCTGCCACAGGTCCCAACAACCGCCAAGAACGACGACGGGTTGAGAAGGTTCTGGCTCGCTTGAAGAAGCGCGGCCTGACCGTCAGCTAAGGAGGTGACTCATGCCAGTTCAACTGTACCCACACCAAGAAGAAGCAGTCAGCAAGATGCACAACGGCTGCATCCTCATGGGAGATGTGGGCACGGGCAAGAGCATGGCAGCTGTTGCCTACTACTGCGACAACGAGTCACCCAGAGACCTCTACATCATCACGACCGCCAAGAAGCGTGATGGTCTTGACTGGATTGCTGAGTGTGCGGCGTGGGGCATCGGGACAACTGATCGCTCCACGCTGCACGGCAAGGTGACAGTCGACTCATGGAACAACCTCCACAAGTACATAGGAGTCGAGGATGCTTTCTTTATCCTGGACGAACAAAGGCTGGTGGGTTCTGGAACTTGGGCGTCTTCGTTCCTCAAGATCGCCAAAAAGAACCGTTGGATTCTACTGTCTGCTACTCCGGGAGACACGTGGCTCGACTACATACCTGTTTTCGTGGCGAACGGGTTCTATAAGAACCGTACGGAGTTCAAACGGGAACACGTCGTATACAGCCCGTACTCTAAGTTCGCCAAAGTGGATCGCTACATCGGCACGAAGAAACTCATTGCGCTTCAGCAGGAGGTCCTTGTAGAGATGCCGTATGAGCGGCATACAGAACGGGAGGTGCACTATGTCGATGTGGAATTCGACTGTGAACTATTCGACAAGGTGTGGAAGAAGCGTTGGAACCCGTTCGAAGGTCGTCCTCTCAAAGACGTCGCAGAGATGTACCGATGTGCTCGTCGGGTCGTTAACTCAGATCCTGTACGCGTTGAAAGATGTAGAGAACTTCTACAGACGCATCCGAGACTGATCATCTTCTACAACTTCGACTACGAGCTGGAACTCCTACGGGAGCTGCATGACCAGACCGTAGTGGCAGAGTGGAATGGGCACAAGCACGAGCCAGTCCCTGACGCCGATAGCTGGGTGTATCTCGTCCAGTACGTGGCCGGGAGCGAGGGATGGAACTGCATCACTACGGACGCGATGGTGCTGTTTAGCCTGACATACAGCTACAAAAACTGGCATCAAGCGTTCGGACGCATCGACAGATTGAACACCCCGTACTTGTCACTTCACTACTACGTTCTGGCAAGTTCGTCACTAATTGACAAAATGATCCTCTGGTCACTGAAGAAGAAGAAGAACTTCCACGAGAAAAAACACTTCTAAGTGACAAATCTGCCAGTTTGTAAATCGAAGTGGCAACCGTGTTTAGGCCCGTTCACGCACAAAAACGGGCAGTTCTGCCAGAAAACCACTTTGCACTGCGAAAAAAACTCTATATAGGATTACTTGAAAAACTCTTACTACAATAGTTTTTGCAAAAAAAGTGGCAACTGGCAGATTTAGCCCCTACAAGGGGAGTTCGCGCGGATTTCGTGGATTATTATAGAGGGGATGACCCCGTGATTGGATCATCCACTATAGTTTTCCACCTTGGAGGTACATATGCTCGAGAGAGACTACCAGAGAGAACTGATCAAGACGCTGAAGGTCCGGTTCCCGGGCTGCATCGTTCTGAAGCAGGACTCGAGCTATCTCCAAGGAATCCCTGATCTCCTCATCCTGTGGCACGACAAGTGGTGCGCCCTCGAAGTCAAGCAAGAGTGGGACTCACCCGAACAGCCCAACCAGCGCTACTACGTTGAGCTGATGGACAACATGTCGTTCGCCGCATTCATCTACCCCGAGAATCAGGAAGAGGTTCTGAATGCTCTTCAACACGCATTCCAGACTCGAAGGGCAACACGCGTTCCTCAGCGCTAGCAAGTACCACTGGGTCAACTACACGGACGAGAAGCTGGACCGTGTGTACATGGCTGCAATGGCCGCCCAGCGTGGTACCGAGCTGCACGCGTTTGCTCACGAGGCTATCCGGTTGGGCATCAAGCTCCCCGGTCGTGGAACCAAGGCACTCAACATGTACGTGAACGATGCGATTGGGTATCGGATGAAGTCGGAGCAAGTCCTGTACTACTCGGACAACTGCTTCGGTACTGCAGACGCAATCCAGTTCAGGCACGACCTGCTTCGCATCCACGATCTCAAGACTGGTGTGACTCCTACTTCACATCACCAGCTCGAGGTCTATGCTGCGCTCTTCTGTCTCGAGTATGGTTTCAAGCCTTTCGAGATCGCTATCGAGATGCGCATCTACCAGTTCGATGACGGCCCTGCGATTCAGATGGGAGACCCAGACAAGATCGCCCACATCATGGACCGCATCATCACGTTCGACAAGCGGATCAACGCAATCAGATTGGAGGCGATGTCATGATCTTCGAAGAGTCCGCACTAGCGCACTATGGCACGCCTCGCCACTCGGGTCGCTACCCGTGGGGATCTGGCGGCGATTCCACCACACGCAACACGTCATTCCTTTCTGTCCTAGAGGAGCTCGAAAAGCAGGGTCTCTCTCAGAAGGAGATCGCTGAGGGGATGGGCTTCGCCAAGTTCGACAAGGATGGCAAGCAGTACTCGAGTGGAACGTCTGAGTTCCGTGCACAGCGGTCCATCGCTCTCAACGAGCGTAGGGCTGCACGCATTGCCACAGCTGTCAAGCTCAAGAGCACCGGCATGGGAGAAAGTGCCATTGCTCGAGAGATGGGTCTGCCCAACGAGTCCTCTGTTCGTTCGCTGCTCAAGGCGAGTGAGACGCTCACGGTCGACCGCCTCCAGGGTACGGTGAACAAGCTGCGCGAAGCGATCGACCACAAGGGGTTCGTCGATGTGGGTGCTGGCGTTGAGCACTACTTGGGAGTTTCGGCCCCCATGCTCAAGAATGCCATCATGGTTCTGCGTCAGGAAGGCTATGGCTACCACAAGCCTAAGCTGCCCCAGCTGGGAACCAACCACCTGACCACCTACCGTGTGATGACCAAGCCAGGCGTTCACTCTCGCGAGGTGTACGTAAACGCTGACAAGATCACGCAGGTTGAGGGCTACAGCCCCGATGGTGGAAAGACATGGCCCGAGATCAAGTACCCGACGTCCGTAGCAGCCAGGCGCGTGTCGGTCAAGTGGGGCGATGAGGGTGGTGCTAAGTCAGACGGCGTGATCTACATTCGTCGTGGTATGAAGGATCTGGATCTGGGTGGTAACAACTACGCTCAGGTCCGCATCCTCGTCGATGGCACGCACTACCTCAAGGGCATGGCCATGTACAAGGATGACCTGCCCAAGGGTGTCGACCTCGAGTTCAACACCAACAAGAACAAGCACGACCCCGGCATCGAGGGCAACAAGATGAACGCGCTCAAGAAGATCAGCACTGAAACGGATAGCCCGTGGAATGCTGTGATTCGTACTCAGCGTGGAGCTCTGAACATCGTGAACGAGGAAGGGCACTGGGATTCACAGAAGGCAAACTTCTCGTCCCAGTTCCTGTCCAAGCAGTCTCGTTCGCTTGCCAAGCAGCAGCTCGACATGACCTATGAGCGTAAGAAGATGGAACTCGACGAGATCATGGCGTTGACAAACCCCACTGTTCGAAAGAAGCTCCTCGAAGAGCTCGCCGACAGCGTGGACACGTCTGCTGTGCATCTTGAAGCGGCCAGCCTTCCGCGTTCATCGTCGCATGTCATTCTCCCGGTCGACTCGATCAAACCTGGAGAGATCTACGCCCCCAACTACAAGAATGGGGATCGCGTTGCTCTGATCCGCCACCCGCATGGTGGACCGTTCGAAATCCCTGAGCTCACAGTCAACAACAAGAATCGTGAGGCAAGGGCCAAGATCGGCGCATCTGCCAAGGATGCTGTTGGTATCCACCACACCGTAGCTGAGAAGCTTTCTGGTGCGGACTTCGATGGCGACAACGTCATTGTGGTCAGGAACAACCAGGGCAAGGTCAAGAGCGAGCCGTCGTTGCAGGGGCTGAAGGGTTTCGACCCTAAGAAACAGTATCCTGAATACCCCGGCATGCGCCACATGACCAAGGAAGATACGCAGACAGAGATGGGGAAGATCTCAAACCTCATCACGGACATGACAATCAAGGGTGCCAACACAAGCGAGATCGTGCAGGCAGTTCGTCATTCCATGGTTGTGATTGATGCTGAAAAGCACAAGCTCAACTACAAGCTGTCTGAGCAGGAGAACGGCATTCCTGCGCTCAAGAAGAAGTGGCAGGCCAAGGATGATGGAACGCGGTATGGTGGAGCCGCAACCC